CAAATATTTTACTTATTTTAAAATATTTGACACGATGTATAATGTAGGTTTTTTATAATTACCTAATAAAATAATAAAATCATTAACCCTGAAATCCGCGGGTTAAATCGTTAAAGGGTTAAAGTTTTTTCATTATTAGCCAATCAAATATATTTTTCTTTAGTGTTTTCATCCGGTTCTTTATCAGCCATTTTAACCCTTTGCCGATTATATCGACGAATTTGTCGGTAAATGTGTTTTGTAATGATATTTATATAGTTTATACCATTTATGGTTTCATTTTTTATTACAATATAAGAAAAAATGAAAAAAATAAAAAGTCCAGAAACGGCAAAGGGTTAAAACAAGCAGTTTATAAATTTTAATTTATAGCTTTTTATAAATATATTTAACACCAATAATTATAGCACAATATAAATATTATTGTAAAACTTACGGTACATCTACATTATGTTCATGTACATTAGGTTTATTCTTCTTGTATTCTTTGCAATTCTTCGTATATTTTTTGCAATTCTGAATCCAAACTATTTTTATCTTTTTCTATGTTTATCATTATTTCTTCCTCCTTATCATTTTCTTTATCAAGTAAATATATCGCGCGCTTTATATCAAGTATATCTTCGCGATATTGAACCCTTTTTTTTATCCTTTCCGTTTCCTTTTCCGTTTCCCTTTCCGTTTGCCTTTCTTTTAATTCCATTTCATTTTCATTATCAAGTAAATATATCGCGCGCTTTATATCAAGTATATCTTTGCGATATTGAACCTCTTTTTTCGTCCTTTCCGTTTTCCTTTCGTTTAATTCCATTTCAATTGCTTCTAATTTATCTTTTTCTGCTATTATATCTCTTTTTTTTCTGTTAAGTCTCGTGATGTTTTCATCTTTTTCTGTATATGATCCTCCATATTTTTTTAACGTACGTTTAGACTTTATTTTTCTTTTATTAAGTTTTGTACATTTTTTAAAACGCCTAAAAGTTTTCTTTAGCATTATATATTTAACGTACAAATTAATTCTTTGCCGTTTTTGAACTTTTTAAAACTTTCATTTTTTCTTATATGGTAGTAAAAAATAAAACCGTAAATGGTATTAACTATATACTTATCGTTACAAAACAGCTCCAATCCATTTACCGACAAATCAGTAAATATAATTAACAAAGGGTAATATTTTTATGATAAATTTTTATCTTTAGGAAAAATAGTAAATTTTTAAAATTATTTTCTTTAGTATAGTATATTAAAGAAAAATGGCTGGTGGTCTTATGCAACTCGTCGCCTATGGCGCACAAGATGTTTTTCTTACTGGAACTCCTGAAATAACTTTTTGGAAGGTTTCTTACCGTCGCCATACAAACTTCGCGATGGAATCTATTGAACAAACATTTCAGGGACAGGCTGATTTTGGTCGTCGAGTTACTTGTACAATTAGCCGAAATGGTGATTTGTGTTACCGCACTTACCTTCAGGTTACTCTTCCTGAAATTAACCAACAATTGACGAACAATAGTGGTTCTTTTAATGAAGGTGTATATGCCCGTTGGTTGGATTTTATTGGAGAGCAGTTGGTTGCGCAAGTTGAGGTAGAGATTGGTGGTCAAAGAATTGACAGACAATATGGTGACTGGATGCATATATGGAATCAAGTAACTCTTACTAAAGAGCAACAACGCGGGTACTACAAGATGATTGGAAATACCACTGCGCTTACCTATATTACTGATCCCACTTTTGCTAATATTTCCGGACCTTGTTCTTCGGCTAGTGGTCCTTCTCAAGTGTGTGCGCCGCGTAATGCTCTTCCTGAAACCACTCTTTATATTCCTCTTCTCTTTTGGTTTTCCAAAAATCCTGGACTTTCACTTCCTTTGATTGCTTTGCAGTACCACGAAGTTAAAATAAATCTTGATATTCGTCCAATTGGAGAGTGCTTGTGGGCCGTTGGTTCGTTGAACCAACAAACTGGAACAGCCTCTGTTATTACGGCTTACCAGCAGTCTTTGGTTGCTGCCTCTCTTTACGTTGACTACATCTTTTTGGATACTGACGAGAGACGTAAGATGGCACAGAATCCTCATGAGTATTTGATAGAACAACTACAGTTTACTGGCGATGAAAGTGTTGGATCTTCTTCTAACAAAATTAAGCTTAACTTTAACCACCCAGTTAAGGAACTTATATGGGTTGTTCAGCCAGACGCCAATGTTGATTACTGTAGTTCACTTGATGCTTCTCAAATTCTTTTCCGAACACTTGGAGCACAACCTTTTAACTACACTGACGCAATTGATGCCCTACCTAACGCAATCCATGCTTTTGGTGGACCTGCTGAAACTGCTGGATCTACCGCATTTATTGCGTCAAATGGTCTTTTCCAAATGCCTGGTGCTATTGATGGGTACATGAGTACAACAACCCCGGCAGTAAGTACACAATGGTATGCTAAAAACTACGCTGGTAGTATTGATCGACCTTTTGACAACCAACAAGGTGGAGCTTCTGTAAACGGCTCATATGTTAGTGACGCAGGTACGTTTGTACTTTCGGAAACTGCTCTTGATATGCATTGTTGGGGAGAAAACCCGGTTGTTACCGCTAAACTCCAACTTAACGGTCAGGATCGATTCTCCGAGCGAGAAGGCTCCTATTTCGACGTTGTTCAGCCTTACCAGCACCACACCAGAAACCCTGATACTGGTATTAATGTTTACAGTTTTGCCCTTCGCCCCGAGGAACATCAACCAAGTGGATCATGTAATTTCTCACGTATAGATAACGCCGTTCTTCAATTGGTTCTTTCCGCTGGAGCTGTTGCCGGTGTTGCTACCGCCAAGGTTCGTGTCTATGCCGTGAACTATAACATTTTGCGTGTTATGAGTGGAATGGCTGGAGTGGCGTACAGCAATTGATGACCGGTATGGCTGGTTGTGATTTTTTACAAACTGTGTGATCTATTACAACAAAAACATCGCATAATATATAAAAACAAAAAAAATTATTTAACAATTTAACCCGCGGATTTCAGGATTAATAATTTTATTATTTTAATTAGTCAATATAAGATATTACACCATAAATTGTGTCAAATATTTTAAATAAGTAAAATATTTGATTTTTGTAAAAATGTTGAAAACGTTAAAGGATTAAAATGTTAAACGGTGTAATAAGTTATAATAGTATACAATTATATAATATCAGTATTGTTAGTTTCTTTATTTACATTCCCTTTTCTACTTTCTCTATATTTCGCAATTTTTTCTTTTTGTATTCGGTTAAACTCTTCTTCTCCTATCTTATCTTTTTGTTTTTGTCTTTCTATTGCGTTTTCTTGTGATCTTTTCTTTCGATATTCTTCATCCCCGAGTTTTTCTTTTAATTGTGCTACTTGTTTTTGTTTTCTAATTCGGGCTTCTTCTTTAATTTGTTCTTTTGTTTTTTTTACAATTTTTTTTATAATATTATTTTTTTGTGTATTTAAACTAAGAGTTTCTTGAACGGGGTTTTTGAAGACTTCTTGAACGGGGTCTTTGAAGACTTCTTGAACTGGTGTAGTTGTTAATTCACTTATTGATTGGTTTAATATCTCATTATGTGAGTTCTTACTATTGTAATGACTATGTATTGTTTTTAGTTTATTTATAAATAAATCATAATCGTAATTATTTTTCATATAATTACATTCACCACAGCAACATCGACAATTTTCAAGTATATACCATTACCGCTAGGTGTTATTCCGTGACATTTAATCATTATCAAACTTTTAGTGATTTTTGTATATATTAATAATTTGTTTTTATATGATCAATTTTCGGTAACGTAAACCCTTTCATCCGCAAAACCATTATATAAAAAATTGATTATAAATAAATACTATATATTAAATACATATACAAATATGATTATTCCTATTAAATGTTTTACTTGTGGAAATGTTTTAGCCGATAAATACCGTTGGTTCTTGGAACGAGTCAAAGAAAAAAAATTAGCGGAATCAAAAGATATTAATAAGGTTGTATATTTAACCAAAGAAAATATGAAAAAAACAGCAGAAGGAGAAGTCCTCGATATGTTGGGGTTAAATAATGTATGTTGCCGTCGCCATATGCTTACCCACGTTGATATAGAATAAAAAAATTTTATATTGTATATATGTCAATTAAAAAGAAAACATTTATTCCGGTTTTGTCGCCTATTATTGAATTAGTACGTGAGTATCCGTTAAATGATTTTGAAAAAGAAAAGGTTGATGAAGCAATTAAACTATTTCACGATAATAATCGTGTTTTAAATCATAGAAATAAATATTTATTTAATGAACTATTTTTTAATTTTAATAATACTCAAATATTATATTTTGTTGATAAAATAAATTATTTTTATTTTATAAGATTTCTTAATCCAAAAAATTATTTAACTACATATTTTTTAAAAAATAAAATAATAGAATTATTTACGTATAAATATAAACAACATCATGATATTAAAGAAACTAAAGAATTTGAAGACCTTTTAGAAAAAACATTTACAAAAAGATTATTATTTCATAAAACTTTTTATGAAAATAACCGGCTTGAAGATAACGATTTTAAAGTAATAACGGGGTATTTAGATGAAACAAAAAAAACAAAAAAAACCAAAATTTTAACAAAGAAAGAAGTTTTTTCGTTAAATCAAGAATTAAAAGATATACATAATAATAATTTACCAACACCGTCTTTTAATAATCCTTATAGTAAACAAAATAGACAAAGTAAACAAAATATACAATCCAATAATAAAATAATCAAGAAAATAAATATTAAATCCAATTTATATAATTGTATTATTCCACCGTCAAGTGCGTATAAAGTTAAAATAACATTTAAAAATAAAGAACAACAACATTTTAAAAATTTAATGTTATGTGAAGAAAATCCAGTAAATAATATATTAATGAAAAAAACATTTGGTGGTTGTAGTACTTGTGGTGGTATTATAACCGGAGGAAAAAAACGTAAATCTCAAACATTGAAAAAAAATTCATTATACGTAAAAACATTGGGTCGTTGTTCTTGTAACCAAAATGGAGGATTTATACCAAATAATAGATCAAGTAGATCTATTAGATTAAGTAAATCAAGTAAATCAAGTAAATCAAGTAAAAGTTTAAGAAAAAAAACTAGTAAAATTAAACGATCATTTAACGGCGGAGGAGTTATGATAACACCGTCATTATCACCATCAATCCCATTTACATCCGAAAAAATGTATATATAAGTATTTTTATTTTAAACTTTACATTATTAATTATTTTTAGTTTTGGTTTCGAAGTAAAATATATATAATGGATTTTACGTTATGTCCACCAGCAATGCTTTATTTGGTTGTTTCATCTTTAATACTTATTACATTTATATTTCAAAATGTAGGTAATACACATGTTTATTGTTTAGGCGATTATGAATGCGATGTAAATAATAATGTATTTGTGTTAATTATTCAATTTTTATATATAATACTTTTTACTGTTGTTTTAAATATGATTTGTAGTTATGTAACACCTATTTTTTCCTGGTTTTTAGTATTAATTATATTTTTAATTTTTTTTATTTCAATAAGTTCATTGTTTTTAATTTCATCGAATAATCGTGTTACTATATATGGTTGAATTTTAACAATTTAAACCCATATATGATATAGTATTTTATACTAATATATAAATTTATAGGGTTAGTAGAGATTACTCAATATATGAGTTAACTCTTATTTGAAAGATCCATTTTATATTTTAGTATTTTATAAAATATTTAATACATAACATGTATGATTTTATTTACTTATTTTAAAATAATTGAAACGTTGTATAATGTAGTATTTTATAATACATGATTAAAATAATAAATTATTAATCATGAAATCCCCGGGTTAAATCGTTAAAGGGTTAAAATAAATAAAATAATAAATATTGATACATGTTATTTATATATTTTATATATAATGTTAAATTATTTAGCTGAATTTTTAGGAACGGCTGTGTTTTTTTACGTTATATTGGCAACAGGAAACGCAATATTAATTGGTATAACATTAGCAGTTGTTATTTTATTTATACAAAAAGTGTCGGGTGGAATGGTTAATTCAACCCTTACTATTATTTTGGCGATTGCTGGTAAAATTCCGCCAATAACTGTATTTCCTTATATTTTAGCACAAATTTTGGGAGGTTTAACCGCATTAGAAATTTACAAAAGATGGAAACCACCCGCATCTTTAAAAAATGACCTTTCATTTAAAATTTTTGGTTAAAATATTAGCAAATGCCTTAAGACAATATAAATACTATACTCTTTAGTAATGACATAAAACTATATTATACATTCAATAATATAATTTAAAATAAAAATATAATATGAACAAGACACCTACACGACCATTTTTTTATCAAATAACCCCGGTTAAAGAAACAATTACAAAAAAACCAAATACAATTAACGAAAAACATGTTGAGTTATTGGAATTATTTAAAAAAAATGAAACTGAAAAAATACCGAAATTATTAAAGGAAATACGAAAATTAAAACATATTTTAATTAGTTTAATTAATTTAGAAGAAAACGAAATTACAGAAAATGTTATTACTCTTACTCCCACTCCACCGTCAAACGTAAAAAATATAGATAAATATTTAGAAACATATGAACGAATTATGGAAAAGAAAGCGGAAATTAAAGAAATGAGAATGAAAAAAAAAAAATATTATTTAGAAAACGCGAAATGTATTTTTCATTATTTTGAACAAAAAAAAAATATTTCCACGGGAGGAGGAAATCAAAATACCAATATATTAAATAATTTTTTTAAAATTAAAACTACCAATAATGAAGAGGAGACTATTGAAAACAATGAAAAATATAATGTTTCAAAGTACATATATCAAAATTATTGGAAAAATGTAAATGGTGAAATACTAAATATAAAGAATTATGCCGTAGCAATGGATATATGTCATTATTGCGAAGTAGGTGAGTTTATTCATCAAGAGGAAGAAGGAATATTAATATGTAATAATTTAAAATGTGGCAAGTTTGTTATGCATATTGTTGATGGTTCAAAACCATATAATAAAGAACCGCCAAATGAAATATCTTATACCGCATATATACGTCTCAATCATTTTAAAGAAATATTATCACAATTTCAAGCAAAAGAAACAACACAAATACCATCGGAGGTTATTGAATTAATTCGTGCTAGAATTAAAAAAGAACGAATTACTGATCTTTCAAAACTCAATTATGAAATAATGCGCGATATATTGCGTAAACTGTGTTTAAATAAATATTTTGAACATATACAATATATTAATTCAATTTTTGGTGTTAAACCGCCGGTTATGAGCGAAACGTTAATTGAAACATTGTGTGTTCTTTTTATTGAAATTCAACCTAAATTTTCTATTTACTGTCCGGCAAATCGAACAAATCTCCTTTCTTATAGTTATATATTACATCAATTATGCGTTTTGTTAGATCAAACTCAATATTTGCCTTATATTACAACATTAAAAGATATTGAAAAACAGCGACAAAACGATGCGACCTGGTATTTAATATGTAAATCTTTGGATTGGCAATATTTTCCTACGATATAGCAATTTTTATCCGTTGTTCTTTGAATATCAATAAACAACAAAAAATATAAATCTTATTATTCAATTGTAAAAATTGAATAATAACTGAAAATATGTATTATATATACACAGTAAATGATACCAAATATTGGGGGGTATATTAAAATACCAAAAAGGTATGTACCAAACCAACTAACAAAAAAAGACAAAAAACAACAAATAACTGCTATAAACCGTTCGCGAAAATTATATAAAAACCACGTTTTTTATTCTAGACCATTCGTTCGCTCTTTCAAATCAAGGCATTCTAATCACATAAAAAACGCAAAAAGGATTTATGGTGTCGATAAAATATCACCGAATAAACAACTCGCAACGGCAACTGGTTGTTCTTTAAATGCGTTAAAAAAGATTGTTAAAAAAGGGGAAGGTGCGTATTATTCATCCGGTTCAAGGCCAAATCAGACCGCACAATCATGGGGATTGGCAAGACTTGCGAGTGCTATTACTGCCGGTAATTCATCTATAGTCGATTATAATATATTATACGATGGATGTAATCATCATAAACGCGCTTTTTTGATGGCTCAAACAAGAAAACGTCAAATATCATAAATATATAAAGATTAATAATTAAGTATTACAACTAAACTAATTACCAACTCGGCCAAAAATCTATCACATATGAAACGAAGTAAAACGAACTCTACTACTTTGCGTTCAATTTATGATGAATACTTTGAATATAATACAACTTATAACACAAAATATGGTAATAAAACGTGTGTATTGTTGGAAGTTGGAAGTTTCTTTGAAATATATACATATAAAACGGTTTCAACTGGCACAATTCAACATCCACATACACAAGATATATCGCGTATTTGTAATTTAAGTTTAGTTGAAAAAAAGGCAACGTATAAAACAGATGACCAGCAAATAATGATGATGGGTTTTCGCAATTATATGTTGGATAAATATTTACAAAAATTAGTAGAAGCGGATTTTATAGTTGTTGTTTTTATTCAAGAAAAAAACGGCAAAGATGTTACCCGTGTATTTGACGCAGTATATTCACGTGGAACATTTATGAGGTATGATGAAGATGATAATAGTTCCAATACACAACATACACATATAGTGTGTATTTGGTTAGAATTATTAATAAATAAAAAAGGCAGAATTAAAAATATAAATAATTCTACTACAAATATAGTATATGGTATTTCCGCGATTAACATTTTTACTGGTCAAACATCTATATTTGAATATGAAACGCCATTTTTAATGAATCCAACAACATTTGACGAAATGGAGCGTTTTCTTTCAACATTTCCACCAAGTGAGGTTATTTTTATTTCAAAAACAATAGAAAAACAAACAATACAAACAATATTACGATTTGCGGGGGTTCAATGTAATACAATACATATTATTTCCAAAGAAATGATTATAAATGAAGTAACATCAATGCCTACTTCTACACAATGGTTACCAACATTAACTAACACTGATACTTTTCAACAAACATCTATTTCAAGTAAAATTACTAATTGTGAAAAACAAACTTATATACAAAATATATTATCGAGTTATTACGACAATACGAGTATTTATTTTCAAAACAACGATTTTCAAATAAATCCAATCGCAACCCAGTCATTTTGTTATTTACTGGATTTTATTAAAGAACATAATGTAAATTTAATACGAAAACTTGCGATACCTGTTTTTACCAATACATCCAATCGAATGGTATTAGCAAATCATACATTAAGACAATTAAACATAATTAATGATAATACAACGGAAGGTGGGAGAGGATTTTTTTCATCCGTTCTTTCATTTACAAACCGTTGCTGTACGGCAATTGGAAAACGTTTTTTTCAAAGAAAATTACTTAACCCGACATTTGATGTTAAATGGTTGGAAACAGAATACGCAAAGATAGCAACTATATTAGAATTATACCAACCGGAACAAATAACAGAAATTAGAAAAAAATTAAGTGGTATAAGAGATATAGAAAAAATATACAGACAAGTAGTTTTACATAAAATATACCCATCTTCTATTTATCAACTATACAATAGTATATGTATATTACAGGAACTTCATGTTTTTTTTAAAGAAACCGGTGCTGATGACAATCTATTTATAACATCTGACCAATTTGTTAATTCTTTTGAAAATTTTAAAGAATTTATAAATACCAATTTTTATATTAATGTTTGTCGTGACATAAATTCTGTACAAAGCTTTGATACCAACATTATTAAACCAGGAATTAGCGAAGAAATAGACGACCTTTTATTAAAAAAACAAGAATACTCAAACCAATTAAAAGCAATATACGAATATTTTAATCAGTTAATACGGTCATCTCAAAATGTGAAAGAAAAGGTTACATATTCAGGTGGGGGTACAACTTCTCAAACAGAATATATAAAAATTCATGAAACGGAAAAAAGCGGAGTTTCATTTCAATTAACCGCTACACGTGCGGTTGCCTTAAAAAAAATACTGTCATTAATGACAGACGAATATATTACTTTTCACACGTTAACTAATAATTCATTTAAAATTTCTTTTAAGGATATTCGTATAGTTGCTTCAGGGTCGGTAAGTGAAATACAAGCACCTTTTATTACATTATTAACACAAAACATTTTAAAAACGGAGGAGAGTCTTAATATAGAAATTTCAAAGACATTTTTTTCTATTATTAAAAAAATAGAGGATTATTGGAGTTCATCAATTTCCCAATATATAGATTATACAGGAAATATAGATGTATTATTTTCAAAAGCATTTATTGCGCGTGAATATGGTTATTGTCGTCCATTAATTGATAACAGTGATGAAACCCAAAAATCATTTTTAAAAGCAACAAAAATGCGGCATTGTTTAATTGAACATTTACAAACAAACGAAATATATGTACCAAATGACGTAATACTTGGAACGGAGGGTGAATATGGTATTCTTCTTTTTGGAACAAACGCAATAGGAAAAACGAGTCTTATTCGTTCTATTGGTGTATGTGTTGTATTGGCACAAGCTGGATTATATGTTCCATGTGAATCATTTATATATAAACCATATACGGCACTTTTTTCACGTATTATTGGTAATGATAACTTATTTAAAAATCTTTCTACATTTCAGGTTGAAATAAGCGAACTGGCAGTAATATTAAAACAAGCTGACAGTAATAGTCTTATATTGGGAGATGAAATATGTAGTTCAACTGAAATGGAATCTGGTCTTTCTATTATTATGGCATCTTTAACCGAGTTTCATAATCGTCGCGCGTCTTTTATTTTCGCAACACATTTTCACGAAATTGTTAAATGGGAAGAAATGAAACAATTACCAAATATTAAAATAAAACATTTGGAAGTATCATTTGACCAAATAAGTGGAAAATTAATATATGATCGTAAATTAAAAGACGGTATAGGAATTACATCGTATGGTTTAACTGTTTGTCAATCAATGAATTTACCAACGGATTTTTTAGATAATGCGTTTGAAATACGTAATCGCCATTATCCGGAAAATGGCGGAATCCTTACATTTGCTCAATCAAAATATAATTCAAAAAAATTGGTTGGAATATGCGAAAAATGTAAAATAACATTTTCAACGGAAATACATCATATTGAACCACAAAAAAAAGCAAATAGTTTAGGTATAATTCAAACAGATGAAGGTCGTATATTTCATAAAAATCACCCGGCAAATTTGTCTTCTTTATGTGAAACATGTCATAAAAACGAGCATATTTAAATTGTTAACCATTTTTCACATTTTTCAATTATATTGTCGAAGTTTGTGTTTTGTAACAAGATATATAGTTTATACCATTTATTTTTACCATTTATTGTTTCATTTTTTATTACAATATAAAAATAAAACAATTTAAAACGTTTATAAAGTCAAATGATTAACCCTTTAACGTTTTCGACATTTTTACAAAATCAAATATTTTACTTATTTTAAAATATTTGACACAATTTATAGTGTAGTATCTTATAATGACCGATTAAAATAATAAAATGATTAACCCTGAAATCCGCGGGTTAAATCGTTAAAGGGTTAATAAAATATTAAAAAATAGTTAAATTATTTATAAAATTGATTATATTTTTTTAATATTAACTAGACACATATTTAAGAGTTAGTATAATAAGTCTATTTGACAGAATTTAATTAAGGTTTGTATTATGTCATCAACTACATCATCGCATATAAGTATTTTCAAATCGCCGACAGTTTATTCCAAATTGGACCGCACACAACACGCTATGAATCTTAAAGAAATGACAGAAGAAAGGTTTCAGCGTTTAAAAAGCGGTTTAAAAACCAAGGATTTTAACGATAAAGTTCATGGAAAACTAACATACCAATTATTAAAAAATATGTTTTACAAACCACCTTCCGGATTTACTTACAAGCCCAAGTTTCCTAGATTTAAAATTTCTATGAATAAAGTTACAACAATTCACAAAATTTGTCGCGGGTTACCATTTGAAATAATTCATATTATCAAAGAATATTTATTTGATCAATTAAATGAAGTATGCTATTCATTGTTTTATTTGGCAGATGATATATATTATTTAAATAATAAAAATACAGCTATTAAAGAAAGTTTCTCTCGCAAATCAATATCTGAAAATAATCCAGATATTGATGATAACCAAACGGAGTATTGGACATGGGAATATTTACAAATTTATTATAATGCGTCTAATTGCCTCAAATGTGGAGGATATAAAACAACCAATACTGAAGAAGTGTCACGTGTTGTTTTGTGTAACTGTGGAATTGGTCATTAATAAGTATAATAATACTTATATATTTACAAAACCAAAAAACCAAAAAAAACAAAAAAAACCAAAAAAACCAAAAAAACCAAAAAAAAATAAAAAAACTCAATTAAGAGTTATTTTTTATTACATGTATAATTTATAAGGTGTTTTATTAATATTTATTTAACTTGCGAAATCACAAAATAAATTATAAAACGAATGTTTACAATATTTACTATATTTTAATACCAATTATAATTTTAAAAGTTTTATAAAATAAATTTTTTAAATAATGGTTAAAAATACAAAAACGGTTAAAAATACAAAAACGGTTAAAAATACAAAAACTGTTAAAAATACAAAAACTTTAAAAAATTAATGGTTTATAATTGTAAAAATCGTTTATGGTTAATAAAAAACAAATAATGGAAAAAAAATGAGCAAGTAAGTGATAATTAATATGTTTTTTACAGCACCAATTATTAGAAGATATTTTGTTTGATAAATAAAAAAAAACTAACATAATAAAATAATATATTAAAAACCACAATAAATTGTTATGGTTAACTGTTATTTTATATAATGCGTAATTAACTAATATAAACCTTGCGCTTACTGCGTCAATACGATGTATTATGGTATTTCGATATAAAACGGGGTTTGACCAAAACATTATAGAAACAATTGAACCATTAAATGTTATAATCGCAAAATATAAAAATATATTATTTTGTTTAAAAATATTTATATTAGTAAAAATATATAATGGAAATACACTACTTGTAAACATAGGTATATTTTCATAATTAACCCACTTTGTAATA